ACACACTAGTTTCATGGACGCCGAATCTGTACTGGATGGGTATGGGTTGTAGGACCTAGTACCCCCCACCCCATCCCGTAGGGTACCACTATCACTACCACTTGCACATGACTATCAATCACAGAAATAGAAAGTAATCTTTTTGGAAGGCGACCCCCAACCGGTGGTACGGGGGGTACCAAAATAGTAATCTTACTTAAATTGAGGACTCCTTATGCCAAGTAAGCAAATTACACAATTGAGAGAAGATATTCACCAGTTTATCCAGGATGAAGACTTTGAAGCCGCTATGAATGCGCTACGAGATGGCCTAAAAGCCAATCATACAGTGCGTCAAAACCGTTCAGACGGGCAAAGAGGGGTCGAATATATTGAAAGACCTAACCATACGACCCGATTAACCGCCGCAAAGCTCATGCTTGAGTACGGATTTGGTAAACCGGCCACCAGAGCAGAGATTACTGTTAACGATAACAGCATAAAATCCATCTCTCCGGCCGATATTATGTCAAGATTTCGCCAATCAGGCATGGATTTGAACGAAATTGTCGATGTTTACTCAGAATCGGTGCGGGAAGCGCCTGTAGAGCTCGAAAATCATGAATGATTACGAAATAGAGGAGCTTTTGAAGCAACCGTACAATGCAGATGATGTAAATCCCATTGAAACTCAGGATAAATCGAACTCATGGGATGATTCTAAGTATTACGAGACACTTTTACCTATGCTCCAGGATTATGAGGGGTTTAGATCTAAAACCTACATCCCTACGCCCAACGACAAACCGACTATTGGCTATGGTCATACCGGAAAACACGCAAAACCTGGTGCGATTATCGATAAAGGTGCTGCAATTGATGTTTTACGCGAAGATGCAGAAGCCAGAACAGGTGTACTTGAGAGTAAAATCCCAGGATTTAGGGATTTACCCTTTGATGTAGCCGTTCAGCTCGGACAATCCGCTTTTCGTGGGGGTATAACCGGCAGCCCTAAGACAATTCAGCTTATCAACGCTGGGGATTTAAAGGGAGCGTCCGAAGAATTTTTAAATAACCGCGAGTATAAGACTGCTGTTCAGAGAGGTAGACCTGGTATTCGTAAGCGGATGGAAGCTGTTTCTGAAGCACTAGCTAAACCCGGCACAGGAATTACCCCTGCAGCTAACATGAAATCTGGAACTTTATGAGAAAGAAAAAGCTACAACCAATCGAGCAGTTCGAGAATGAGGTAAGCTCCTTATTTGTCCGCTGGTGGGAAGAATCCGACCTAGATGAGGAAGAGATGGCTCTTGCAGCTATTAATGTCATCGAGCGCTTCTGCGATACCAGCGTCGAATTTGAAGCCGATTTCGATATCGAGTAATGCACAGCCTCGAAGTCATAAAATTTATTAACACGCCTGTTGAAGTAAAGCGTCGTCAGGCTCTTGCAAGGAGATTGAACAATGCCAGCCAGAAAGAAAAAGAGCGGAGCTAAAAAGACTAACAAAGATGCATGCTACCGTAAGGTAAAAGCGTCATATAAGGTATTCCCAAGCGCCTATGCGAGCGGGGCTATAGCCAAATGCCGTAAGCGTGGGGGCGCAAAGAAGAAGTAATGGCCGTAAGAAAGACGGCAAAGGGTGCAGCGCTCAAGCGTTGGTTCAAAGAGAAGTGGAAGGACGAAAAAGGGAACCCGTGTGGATCGTCGAAAAACAAGGGTGTGAAGAAGTGCAGACCCAGTAAGAAAGTTTCTAGTAAAACCCCAGTCACATGGAAAGGTGTCGGTAAGCGTAAGGCTGCCGTTGTAGCCGAAAAAAAGCGTGTTGGCATGGGAAAACGAACATCATCAATCAGGAAGAGGAAGAAGTAATGGCAAGTTGCGGATGCACTAAGTGCAAATCTAAAAAACGGAAGAAAGGTAAGAAGAAGTATGGCCGCTAAGAAAGGAACCATGAAGGGCCACACGATCAAGGGAGGGCATAAGCGTCCTACTAAGAGCGGTGCTGGCATGACAAAAAAGGGTGTCGCAAAATATCGTCGCGATAATCCTGGCTCCAAGCTTAAGACTGCGGTTACCGGCAAGGTAAAGAAGGGGAGCAAAGCGGCTAAGCGTCGTAAATCCTATTGCTCCCGTTCCGCTGGTCAGATGAAAAAATTTCCAAAGGCAGCTAAAGACCCCAATAGCAGACTTCGGCAGGCGCGTAGACGCTGGAAGTGCTAAGTGAGTGATTCAGAGCAGCTGGCAGACCTCATCCGCATTGATCCCGAGGTCTGGTTTTCAACATTTGCGGTAATCAAAGATAAGCGTGGTAAAGATATTAAACCAAAAGCAAATACGCTGCAGAAGCGTATGTTCGCCCATTACAGAAAATGCCAAATCGAAGGTCTCCCATGCAAGATGATCATTCTGAAACCCCGTCAGAAGGGGGCGAGCACATGTGCTCAGGCCCTAACATATCATCATATGAGAAAGTACGAGAACTTAAGCGGGAGTCTGATGGGGGATATCAGCGGGACGAGCGACAAGGTCTTCGAGATTTATCGAAGATACGCCGAAAACGATATCTTCCCATGGGACGGTACAGGAATAAACCTGGAGGACGGTGGCAATCTCGCGGATCTGATAAAGCTAAAAACAAAAAGCCAATACGGAAAGGAAACTGCGGGTTCCAAAAACGCGGGAAGAAGCGGAACAATCCAGGTTGGTAACATGACTGAGGTTGCGTTCTGGCCTATGCAGGGCGAGCGTGACCCGGCTCTGGGTTATTTACAGTCTTTATATGATGGGGATGCTGTATCCCTGGTTGTTGCTGATTCCACACCAAACGGTCCCAATGGCTGGTTCTATCGTACCTGGGTTCAGGACAATGAATGGGCCAAGATATTTGCTGCCTGGTTTGAATTTGAGGACTCCGTAATACCGTTTGCTAACGACGATATGAAGCAGGACTTCATTGATACGATGACGGAGGATGAGAAGGAGGAGATGGATCGGTTTGATGTTAACTATGAACAGCTGCATTGGCGTCGTCGTGTTCTTCAGGACAAGTGCAACGGTGATTTGAGTAAGTTCCGCCAGGAGTATCCATCGGATCCTGATGAATGTTTCCTTATGTCATCCCGTCCGAGGTTTCATATGGCTAATGTTGAGGCCATGTACAAAGCATGTAATGAGCAGAATGTCCGATATGGAAATATCACGGTTCAGGGTGACAGCAAAAACGCTTCATTTACGCCCGATCGTGCGGGTATGTGGAAGATTTATGATGAGCCAGAGTATGATTCTAAGTATTTAATATCTGCGGATACATGCACGGGCGAGGATCAGCAGACCCAGGGTCTTGCAGCAGATCCCGATTACCATTCTGTACAGGTCTGGAGGGCTCCTTTTGAGGATTGGCATGGTAATTGGCATGTTCCCAGGATGGTAGCATTGCACCATTCGCGCGTAGATATTGGCATATTAGCGCATGAGGTGGAAGCGGCGGCCAGATTCTACGGAAATGCGTTCGTAATCCCTGAAGTTAACAATTCTGGGCTGGCATTATTAAAGTATCTACTGGAGATGGGTCTATCTGTTTATAGAAGGCGTAAATATAACGATTCTATGGGCATGGTTGAGAAGAGTTTTGGGTGGTCTACGGATAAAATCACGAGAAAGACTGTTATAGACCATTTGGCATCCGAAATTATCGAGGAAAATGTGGATATTCCTGATGCGGATGTACTAAAAGAGTTTAAAACTTTTGTAATTAATGATCGGGGTAAGCCTGAGGCTGCTCCGGGGCATCATGATGATCATGTTTTGGCTGCCGCGATCGCATTATATAACATTGACAGTGCAACGACATTCAAGGCCCCGAAGAAGAAAAAGATAAGCAATCGGATGCTACGCAAAAATCCATCCATGATGTGCCCCGATGGGTTCATGCGGGCGCCTCTAGGTGCGATCAAGAAGAATTACAAGCGGTTGATGCCTTAAATAGCGGAATATACATTTTTCCTATGGCAGAAAGAACAAGAACTACCACTAGTCAGAGAGCTATAGACCAAAGGAAAAAGGATCTAGACCAATTAATAGGCCGCATTCCTGGCTTGGATGACCAGTTTGACATCTATAACCCGGTAGATCTAGCAGGAGGAGTGCTAAAAGGTGGTATGGATCTTGGGG